ACAGTCAGTTTATGCTGAATAGATTTGTTAGCAGCAAGAAGCAATATTTGCCAATTATTGCTAAACTTTCTACAATGAAACTTACAGATGAACAACATTATACATTCTTATGTTCTTTGATTAACACTCAGAAGCATTATTTTGATTATAAAGCTTACAAAATAAAGAAAGATGTTAATGAAAATTCAATCAAAGCGATAATGAAAGAGTTCAATGTAAGTAAAAGAACTGCAAAAGAGTACATAGAATTACTTGGTGTAGCTGACACTAAAGCAATTACTGATAAATGGAAAGACTATTTAGAAGTATATAAATAATAAAAATGGTAATTATATGCAGTCATTAAAAGAATTTTTAGGTAGTCAAAAACAAAATAGAGATGCCCAATTGTTGGCAGATATTACTACAGATATTTCGAATTTTAGATTGAATGCGAATTTTAAGTTTGTAGATAATTTTCAGATTAAAATTGACGAAGATTCGTCTTATAAGATGTCATTGTATTTTGATACCTTGTCTGAGAAAGCACTTGGTTTGAATTGGTCTGGTGATGAAATTGCTGCTATTTCGTATTGGAGCGATTATTCTTCTACACCACAACAACCAACTAAAAATGTATTGTTTAATGAAGCTCTTACATTGAAAAATATCAAGCCAATTCTAAACGCAGTTTATGAAAGACTTCTTTCGTGCAAAGAAGATAAGAAATTGCTTGAAAATGTTGAATTTACAGATGGTGATTTACTTACTGAAGCAGAAAGTGATGAGAGCGATCCATATTTTGACGAAATGCAGGCTCTATTTGGTAATGCTTCTGCTATAAAGATGGGTTCTTCATCTAAGTCTACATCTTCCGATACAAAAGATAAAAATGCTGCAAAAACTACTACAAAAACTGCAAAATCTAATGTAGATTCTGAAAGAAATAGTACAGCTACAATCTATGCTGATCCAAAACACGTCTTCCAGGATTTGGAAGATTCAGTACGACAGCTTTGTAGAGGTGGTGCATTAAACGGTGTTTTGATTGCAGGTCCTGGTGGTACTGGTAAGTCTTACCATGTTGAAAAAGCATTTGAAGCAGAAGGTTTACAACCTGGTAAAGATTGGGTCAAATTTAAAGTTAGAATGACTCCTCCAGAAATTTACAAGACTTTGCTAAATAATTACGATAAGATTATCGTATTTGATGATTGTGATGAAGCTTTAACAAATAAGACTGCAGCAAACATCTTTAAGTCTGCTATCGATACGTATGAACATCGTACAGTTTCTTGGTTTAAGACGGATACGTTGAATACACAAGGTTTGCCAAACGAAGTTATCAAAGGTTTGGTAAATAATGATGCTAAGCACAGATTACCTTCGACTTTCGAATTTACTGGTGCGTGTATCTTCATTACAAATTTACCATTGTACAAGATCGATAGTGCTTTGTTAACTCGTTGTGACGTTATTGACGTTACATTACGTCGTAATGATATTGGTGAAATCATTAAAAATCAGCTTGCTAATATCGAAATTCCAGTTCATCAACGTGCTACAGGTAAGACTGTCAACATTGGTACAAATGAAAAACTTAAACGAGAAGTTTTGGAATTTTTGCTATCAGATGAATACAAAAAGCACATGATGGCTCACGACATGCCTCTAAACTTCAGATTATTCAAGCTAGCATATACGTATGCGTACAATAATCCTGAATCTTGGAAGCGAAGAATGTTTAGTGTTATTCACTAAAAAATTTATTATATTTTCTATATTATTAGGAGTTACGTGATATGAAATTAAATGAAGATAAAATCCTTATTGAACCTATTACAGAAAAGACTATCGGCCGGAATCTTGGTTCCTGGTATTGGTAATCTTGGTTACATGGAATGTAAAGTCGTAGACGTCGGTCCAGGCCGTTACAATCCTTACGTTGACAAGGTTATTCCTCATGGACTTGCAAAGGGTGATAGAGTTCTAGTTAATCAGGGCGTTATCGCAAAACTTCCTCTTACCGTTGATGGTAAAAAGGTAAAGTGGAGCGTTGTTCCAGCTGCTGAATGCATTGGACCACTTGACGAAAATGAAACAGTTTAATAAGATTTACATTGTTTCAATCGCTGCAGTTATTCTATATGCTTGGCTACTTGGTGTAGCCGGCATATTCGGTAACGAAGTTTCTGAATTTACTCGTTTCTTATCAGTTTTCATACTGAAGTGGGGCGCAATAGTATTTGGTTTTGCACTTGCTATCTTTTTACCTATTCGTATTAACTCGGCTTTGAATCGTAATAAAGCGAAAGATGAAGAAGCCAAGAGAGCATACGAAGAAGCATTAGCTACTTTACGCGAACAAGAACGAGTTAGAAAAATGCGCGAAGAAGAAAAAATTAAAACAGCTCTTGCAAAGAGAGTAGAGGAAGAAAACGCTTATGAATAGTAATGAAGTTGAACACGAAAATACAGCAGTAAATCATCCAGAACATTATAATAAGAGTGATTCTGGTGTAGAAACTATCAAAATTGCTCGTTATTTAGATTTTGATTGTGGTAATGCTCTTAAGTATTTGATGCGCTTCAGATATAAGCAGAAGCCACGTGAAGATTTGGAAAAGGCAATTTGGTATTTAAAGGATAAGTACTGTAATACTGCTTTGACTAGTTCAGTTGATCGTTTAAATAGCTATATCAAAGTTCCTTATAACGAAGAAGTTTATCAGTTTATTCGTGCAGTAGTTAGAACAGAAAAGAACATTTACGTTCGTAATGCTATTACTTTGATCGCAGAATATGCTACATTTGGTGCTCCAATTTTTGTTGAACCTTATGATGTAATTTGCGAATTGGAAGATCACATTGATGATGTTTTGGAGGAAGAACGTAGTGTTAAACAAGCTGAACAAGTTAATCAGATGATGGAAGACGCTTGTAAACTATTTGCAGCAATTGAAAAATCTGACAGTAAAGAAACTCCTCAAGAAACTTGGGAAAAGTCTAAGCAAAATGGTGTTTTGAAGAGTTTGTATCATAATAGAAAGTCAGTATTTGACGATTTAAAGTCTGAATCTAACGCTGTAGATGTAGGATCTGATCGTCTTGTTGATTTGTTAATTGACAATAAGACTGGAAACGTAATTCCACTTGATGCAAAAATTGAGAGTATTACAGTTATTAAGCATGTTCCTTTTATGTTGAATGAACAATCTTATAAAGTGTTGAAAGACTTAACTAAGAATGATATTGAATTTAGTGCAGCAGCATACAATTATGCAACAAATATCTACGAACGAAGTGAACGCAAAAGGATTTCAGCTCCTGTTGAAGCTGAACAAATAGATGATCATAAAAACTGGTTAACTACAATGGCTGCGAAAACAGAAGTAAATCCTGAAACGTCGTACCAAAAAGACTAAATCGTAATACATTGTAATACAAGTTGTTTACACTTTCGATATATTTAATTATTTTAAATATATCGATTTTTATTTTTTGGATAATTATGCACAAGAAAAAACCAATTAAGATGCAACCACTTTTCAGAAGAGAAAAAGATGTTGCAAAATTGTTAACACAAAAAGATGGTTTGGAAAAACTAAAAGAATTTGCAAATATTACTGCGAAGATACAGAATAATGTAAATACAGCTGCAAAAGATCTGACTGACTGGCAGCTGAAAGCTTGTGCTATATTGCCAGAACAATATAAAAACAATCAAGATTTACTAAATGACATTACGGAGATAGTAGTAAAATATGAAATTAATAGTGAACAATCAGGAGTTAACTCCTAAAGACTTTACACGTTATATTGCGTGTAAAGTTATTGAAGATTTAGATACACATTTTGATGAATATGCAGCGGCAGCTTGGAAAGATTATGCTAATTTGTCAGACGTTGAAAAAGCGAAAGTTAACGAATGGAAGCATAAGGAAATTATTAAGCTTTACAAGTTTTTGAACAAGGATGGTTTTAATGAAGAAAGTAGCAGAGCATAAAGTAGTTGATTTTGTCGTACGGAAATAAGTATTTCAATACAAACTGTCAATCTTGCATTTGTACAGCAGTTGCTGACTCATTTGTAAAATTCACATATAATAACGTTGATTCGATAAAGTACCCTAAAATGATGTTCGCTCGGAGTTTATGCAGCGTTCAAGTTTGGTAGTCCATTCATTTTGTCAAATGAGATTAAACCAATCGTCGATAGTACCATCGAGCACAAACTCATCGGGGCCCGAAAAACACGTAATATATATTTTAGAATGAATTCAATTGGAGAGACTTATGTCAACATTTTCAAATCGCATTGCTAGAAAAAAGAAAACTGAAAATCCTGAAGTTAAACCAGAAACTACAGAAACAAAACCTGCTGAAGTTCCTGCAAAGCCTGAAAAAGAAAAAAAGGTTGCAGAACCTGAACAGCCAAAAGTACAACCTGTCGATAGCAGTAATCCAATGTTTGTTGCAGATGCATTGAACATTTTCATGGATAACTTCTTCGTAGGTCAACGCGCTATCTGGATTCTTGGTGAAATTGGTGATATTGACAGTACTGAAGCTATTCGTCAGCTTAACTACTGGAACGACGGTTCGAAGAAACCTGTTTATATTTTCTTGAATTCCCCTGGTGGTAATTGCGTAACATGTTTGTCTATTATTGATTCAATGAACGCATTAAAGGCAGCAGGACACATCGTTTATACAATTAACGTTGGTGCATGTTATTCCGCAGCTGCAACAATCTTTACAGCTGGTTCAAAAGGTTATCGTTATGCATATCCATCTTCTCGTTTGATGTTCCATCAGAGCAGATATTTTGGTTTGGATGCTGAACTCAAAGCAGACGATTTGGAATTGTTCAAGAAAGAACTTGAAATTTTCAATGCAAATGTGCTTAATTTAATCGCTGAAGCAACAGGTAAAACTAAGGCAGAAATTAAGACTTTGTTAGCTTCTGATACGTATATTTCAGCTCAGGAAGCCAAAAAGAAGAATATTGTGGACAAAATTAAAGTTTTGACACTACCATAAATAAAAAAACATATTTCGAAGGATATTATGTCTGATTTTTATGATTATTTGAATTGTGGTGGCAGAAAACAGCCAAGTTTACCAATTACAAACTCTCGTAGACCTGCGCCTCCACCTCCACCGCCAAAAGCTACTGCTACAAATTTGATTAACTCTGCAAACAGTAGAATTGAACAGGCAAAGCAAGCATTGTATGATAAGATTGATGTTTGTTGTGCACAATATGGCTTGTATGGCTTGCAGATTATTGAACAGGCTGTTACACAAAGTTTATCAGTAATGATTAATGGCGGTAATCTTGTTGCTCCGCAAAGACAGCCACAATACGCACCGCCTACGCCACCTCCTCCACAGGCTTATCAGCAGCCTTGGGGTTATAACGAAAGTTATCAGCAACCTCAAAGACAGCCTGCTAACTATGAAGAAGTAATAGCAGATAGCTTTATGAACAATCTTGGCGCAGTTATGGAAAATTGCGACAGAGAATTTGATAAGAAAGCTGAAGCTGATATGAAACAGCGTTTGTTTGAACAAAAGCAGTACGATATGATTGCTGCACAAAACAGAGCTATGCCACCTATCGATATCAACGAAACACTCGCAGCTCACGCTAATGACTTTGAAGTTACTAGTGAAGAGGATTTAAGATCGAATGTCTAAGACTGAAACAGAAGTTGATGTAGAAGGGATTGTAGAAGAAGCCTTTGCTAATGCGAAATTCCGTGTTCGCTTAGCAAATGGCCAAACTGTTATGTGTACAGTCGCAGGTAAAATGCGCAGAAACAAAAATAGGTTTATACGTGTTTTGCCTGATGATAAAGTACTAGTCGGTATATCAATTTATGATATGACGAAAGGCAGAATCAAGTATAGGTATAAGTAATGTTAGATTTAAATGCTTTAAAGAACGATCCATCGTGGTCAAAAATCCTTGAACAGTCCGTTGATACATGGGCTACTTATGAGAAGCCTCTTGATTACTCGGAATGGCCAATTGAGTGGATTAAACAGGTTCCAAAACCAGTTCGAGAAGGCAAACCTTACGATCGTATTGATTCTATTATGTTGACGAAATAGCATAAATATAATACATGACAGAGTTAGAACAATACGGTACAAAGTTATACAATGCGTTAACTGAATCGAATCCATTACTAATGTTGCGTAAAACAAGAAACGCAGCATTATTTGGAGTAACTGCAGCTGAAGCTAACTCTATTTTGACAGAAGCAGCAAAATACAATACAAAGCTTGCTGTTACTAATGCAGTTATTACTTCTGCAGTAGAATCTAACACACAAGCAAGAATTTTATCATATATGTGTCTAAAACAGTTAGCAGAACTGTATAGACACACTTATGCATTTAGACAAGGTTTAATTAACGAAAGATGTGAAGTTATCGAAGCTTTAGATAAATCTGCACAAACGAAGCTTACAAAACTGTCAAAATTCTTAAAAGAAAATGTTGTACCATTAATTCATGCTTTGAACATAACTGAATCTATCATGGTAAAGCAACATATTATGCGTAAAATTATTAACGTTTTAGATAAGGTGCAGTAATATGGTGGACGAACAAAAAGATTTTGACAAAGAATTTAATGCATTTGTTGCAGGTTTGAAAGCTGCTAAGCACATGCCACATCATCCACATCATCCACCTCCACCTCCTCCAGGTGATTGGTATGACGGCTATAATCATCAATTACCTCCGTCTAGACCTTTTCCACCTCCAAAACCACCTTGTCCAAATTGCACACCAAAGTCATTGGAAAAGTATGGTTTCGTACCTATTGTTGGTGGTAAATATTATACAGGCACAGGCAAAGCATGCTGCCCAGTAAAAGTTACAATTACAAAGATTCTAGCAAATGAAATACAATACAAGGATGCTGCTGGAACTGTA